CAGAGGTCATTTGAGGTACATCATTTGCACCTACACCCAAAACAATGCCTAGACTTGCAAGGGTAATATTTGCAGCAGCACCGTAAGGGTCATACGCATTTGCGCCCAGTGCGGTTTGAAAATAATTTGCAGCGTGACCTTGTAACAAAGATGAATTAGAAGCCACGCCCAAATTTGTAACGAAAGTATCAAGATATGAACTTTGAATCTGTAATTTATGATTCGCCCCGCTATAGTAAGCGTAAGGCAGGCCACCAATGAATGTGTATCCATAACTAAATCCGTTTGCAGGTGCAAAGGTTGAAGTATTATTATTCATGCTCGCACCATAACCACCGTCTGAACCAGAACCAACAAATGTAACCCCATTAATTTTAACAACAGCTCCAGCGGTAAGGTTTAAATCTCCTGCACTATCTGTAGTAATTTGTGAAGCGGTAAGTGTATTTGTAGCTCCAGATGTCATTGGTATTACGTATTCTGTGTTGCTAAATGAACCAAGTATTGTACCAGAACCTCCAGTTCCTCCAGAGCAAGCTGCGTAAGAAAAGTTTCCAGAGCCGTCGTTTGCGAGACATCCTGAACCATTTGCTAAGTTTGCTATAGCAAGTAACTTTGCACTATAAGCTTGTGTATTTGTTCCTATTGTTAATCCTAGGGCCGTAACCATAGCTGCGTAGTTAGCTGCCGTCATTAAAGAAATACCATTTGCCGAAGCTGTAATGGCACAAAGGTTTCCTGTGCAACCAGTACCACCGCCGCTAGAACCGGTAGAACCTGGTAACGGAGTTTCTTGAAACTGGTTAAATCCGTTGTCTGCTAAAGCGACAACAGTAAAAAACAAAACTATATATAATATTGTAAATATCTTTTTCATTTTATTAGGCCTCCATAAAATTGCCTACAACAGCTCCACCCTGAGCCGAAGAAGCAAACACAATGGTTGCTACTATCGTATTCTCACTTACAATAACAGGTGTTGGTATTCTATAGTTACCACTGGCTGTTATAGTCATTGCGTAAGGTGAGAGAGCAGTTCCACTCATGGTTACATAGTTATACAGGTCTGTTCCCAGAGATGTATTAAGGCTTGAAAAAGTTATTGTAATTCCGGTCTCAGTTCCCTTAGTGTATTTTAAGTAAAAAACCAAACCTGTACTTGCATTAGTTTCATAAGCTACGGTAAAATTAGGGTCTGTCCCTGCGGCAATTCCGGTATTCGACGTTACAACATTGGCACTCATAGTATCCCTCCGTTTTTAATTTTATCACTCTGCTTGATATTTATCAAGAAGTTGTCTGCGTTGTTAATATAATTTAGAATCTCTTTAAGTTCGAGGCACCGGCCCTGAATTTTTATAGTATTCTCTCCTACACTATTACAGTTATTAATTGCTTGCTCTGAAAGGGAATTGTCTATCCATTCAATAATACATTCAAATGAAGTATTCCCGCTTAAGTTTTTTATTGCTCTTATAACATTTTCATCTGGCTTAATCATAATTGTAACCCCATTGATAGTCCGGTTGCTCCCTGATTAGTTTCTTTAATCATTTTATTAAATTCTGGATGATTTAATAAGACATTCGATAATCCTGCTGCTCTATTGCCTTGGTCTTGATCTTTAGCAAAATCTATGTCTTTAACATCTTTTCCAAACATTGCACCACCTACTCTTCCGCCATAAGGTTTTGTTCCACGGCCTGAATAGTTTTGGAGTGCAGTAATTAAATCACTTGTTTTGCTAAGTTCTTTATTAAGCATGCGGGAAGTATGGTCTAATAAGAAATTTTCTTTTGCATCCTTTTCTCTATCGTCATATTCCTCACTAGACATCCTTTCTTTTCTTGTACCAGCTTCCTGTATTAAGGCAGCCATGTATGGATTCTTAGTTGGGTCTAACGTATCCTTCCTAATATCAGGGTGTGCGTCAAAAAATATATGCCCTAAGTTTGAACCGTTGTCTGTATTACCAAACTGAGTTTCTGCCATGATTACTCCGCCCAACAAGTGTTCTGGTATATTATTTCTTTGGGCTGCTGTAATAACTTTTCTTATAGTATCTTTATTGTACCAATCAGAATACTTTCCGTTGCTATAGGTATCTTCTATCCAAACCCAACCAGCAGGGTGTTTGTCGGCACCAGTCTCCCTAGCTCTCTTTTCTTTCCAATCTTTAGGCGGCTCTTTATAATTATGTATAATATCATACATTCCTGTTGCGCTAGCCATGATTATTATAATCCATATACTAAAGAGTTTCCTCATTTTGTAAACCTGTTGAACTTCCCATTCTCTACCTCGGCTGGGGGGATTGACTTCTTACGTCAGTCCCTTGAGTTGGATTTCCTGAATCATCTAACGGAGCCGGTTTCGCACCCGGAGCTTGCTGTGCCATCTGAACAGGTTGTTTAGCAAGTTCTGTAGGGTCTATGTCAATGCCCAACGCCTTAGCTACTTCAAACAACATCTTCCTACGATTCTCTATACCTATAATCTGTAGGTCTAAAGGATTAGCCGTAGACTGTAAAAACTCATTCTTACGCATTGTAAGCTGTTCTTTTGCAGCTAGAGCAGAGCTGCCCTCGGCTATCATTTTGTAATCTCCAACAAGCCCGTATATATCTGTATTATCCAATAGGTAATCATAGTGAAACTGGAGAGCTGGGATTATAATATCATTGTCTATGTTTCTTACAACAGCCCTAATTCCTTGTGCCGCCATTTCACGGAGCTGGTGCAACCCGGAACTTGTGCTTCCAGCTCCGCCAACGTTAGCATCTCCGTGTGAGAAGGCAGGCACTCCAGAATGTTCATCGGCTATCCTAGAGAATGTCTCGTAAACAGTTATAAGTTTCTCTGTAACCATTTCGGCCTGATAGAAATTAAGAGCTTTGCTTCCAGCTCCCATTTGTTCGTCTGTAGTGGGGAACACTCTACCCGGCCAAATCTTTCTTGAGGCACCCGGCTCTAATCTATCTATATTTAAGTCTAGCATTGGATAAGAGGCTATACCGACATTAGAAAGGATGGCCCTTGCACAAGCGTTGCACACCTGTTGACAATCCTGTATCATGTCGGGAATACCCCTTCCAAAAAAGGAGTCGTTCTGTTTTTGAAAAGAAGTAATATGAAAGGGCTTTCTCCCTAGGTCGTCATAATTTAGCATGGCTTTGATAATATGCTTTCCTATCTGCCATACACAAACACTATAAAGGTCGTCTTCGTCGGGGGCATCTTCTTCACTCATACCCCAATCCCTTAAAAGCTTCCCCGGAACTTCGTCCCAAAGCTCTAGACAATAAATATTTTCATATGGGTAGTAAGTAGATACCTTCCTTCTGTCTTCTTCTCCAAAGCCTTCTTTAGCTTCTGGTGTAAGGTCTAGCCATTCATTGTTAAAACCACCAGCAGAAAATTCCCTTATTACTTCTCTGATTTCTTTTGAGTTGTAACCTTCCACCCCTATTAAATCAAATAAGTCTTTTGGACGGATACTGATAACATCAAACAAGTATCCATTATTCACACCGACACTTCTAGGGGAAGGATAGATAAAGAACGGAGACCGTCTTTCGTACTCAGGGATTATTTTTTCTTCAATCTTTCTGGAGAGTTTTCCAGTCTGCGGGTCTTTATCTATTTTCTTTATCTTTTCTTTTCTAAAAATTGGGCCTTTTAAGCATCCTATTTTAAGTCCTACTATATCATCTACTACTAAGTCAATGGCTTCATAAAAACCACCAACTATAAAGTCTTCATCAATTTTATCTTCAATATCCATTGCTAATTTCTTAGCTTTCTCAAGGATTTCATGGTGAACTTTGTCTTTAATTTCGTCAGCTTTAGATATTATAAGTTGTCTGACTTGTGACGAGTCTGGTTTTGTTCCTGTCTGAACTGCTTGCTGAACAGCCATCTGTACGAACATTGCAACCGTCTCTTGTTGAATCTGTTGAACTATTTCGTCTGGAAGTTCTGGAAGAGGAGTTGGGCTTACGGAGAAAATTCTTTTTCCGGGCTGTGAAATAATATCTTTTACTTGAGCAACACCATTACGGCACTTGGTCTCAGTGATATTCATAAAGATTTCAGGTTGTTCAACGGCTTTGATTTGGGCTAGCTTCTGGTCTGTATACTGGCCTCTACGCTGAAATACGCTGTCTAACATTTCTTGCTCGACAATTC